CCAACAGTATCAGAAAGCCAAGACATAGCATCAACTCCTTAGAAGTGGTCAACAAGGCCGGGTGTGCCAAACATAGGCATAGGACGCACAGTAGTGTAACGGAAGCCTATATCAAGCAAAAACTCAGGCTCACTGGGAACAGCGATAATACGCTCAATAGGCGGATTTTCGACTATAAATTCCTCGTTGAGAGTTGGAGCAGTTTTAAAGAACTGGGACAAATGCCACTTATCTAAAGTGCCACCAGTTACAGAACTGCGGAACTTACCTGTAATCTGCGAAGGTTTATAACGATATTCGGCATAACGTTCCTGATAACCAAACACAGTAGTATCAGCTTCAGAACCTTGAGCATAGATCTCACGAAGTTCAATGGCCTGCTCACCAAGATGAGCGAATGTAGGCCAATAAAAATCATAAACCGTAGAGCGAAGCCACATTTTGTTAATACCTTGCTGATAGGTTAAATCAGCACGAGCGCAAACAAAGCCTATAATATAGCCGTGTTCAACAAAAGATTTGGTAAAGCCATGGAATTTAGCAGCAGTAACACCATAAGCAGAAAGGTTACCTTGCGGAGAGGTGTCATCGGTTGCAGAAGTCTGAGCTATAGGATTGACATTTACCATTTTAGTAAAAGAACCAAGAAATTCAGGACGCTGAAGACGAGCGTCAGGAGAAACTACGCCAAAGAAAGAGCGAAGCACTTCTGTATACCGGCTACCACCACGGGCAAGACGTTCATAAAACTTCTGCATCTGAAAGGCTGTACGAAGACTGTTGATCGTAAAGATGCTTGAAGTGTCCAAATCAACATAAGAATCATTGCCAAGGTAAGTAGAAGCTTGTTGAGCAGAAATAGTTACAAGTCCATTGGTATTACCGGCAAAACCACCTATGGCACTAAATTCAGAACTTGAACCAGGACGGCTAAACTTAATAGAATCATTACCAGATATAACTCTATCACCGCCTGAAGAAGAGGAATCACCGCCATAAGCGGAAACAGCGGCGAGCTGTCTATCATTACTATGGAGAAGATAACCAGTACCAGGTGTCGGGTCAACTATAGAAGCAGTACCGGCAAGACCTATAGAAACGCCAGGTCCTTTCTGCGTCCACGGTAAAGCGGAAGTAAAATAGTCATGACGCTTACCACGAGGCGGACAGGCGAGGCCAGGAACGATGCTAGTACCAGTTGTAAACACCCAAGCAGGCTGTTCAGAAGATCGGGCAGAGTTCAAAACTTCGTTGGTATCGCCTTTCTGAATCTTGACGGATTTCTGGAGGTTTTCATCTCTAAACCATTCATTCCAAATAAGGTAAACACCACGAAATGGAAGAGCGCTAATACCAGATATATCACCAGACGTATTCACGGGCAAGCCGAAATAGTCCCAAAGAGAGCCTATATAGGCATTTTCAGAATTGCCAGTAGCAAGAACAGTAGGGATAACATAATCAGTACTATCATCAGGATCTTCCTGTTCAAAACAAAAGTTTTGCCAGTGTTCCCAAACGAGGCGATTGGGGACAAAAAAGAAAAACCAATCCAGATAAATGTTATCCATAATAGGCTTAATAGGAGTAGCCAAGCGAGCGAAATAATTAACAGACATACGAGTAGTATCGCCAGGCAAAACCTCGTCAACAAATACCGGTATAAGCTTGCCTGAATTAAACGTTGTCTTATAAACATGAGAACGGTCGAATTTAGTCCTTTTCATGTACATTGCAGGAGCATCGCTAAAACGATGTCCTCGAACTCTTATTTTTTTTCGAGCCAAAATTTCACCTTCTTCGAAGTGTAAACCTAATAATTAACCTAAAGCAAATTATTATTAGGTTTTAGATTATTTTTGCGTCACCTACGCCAGTTACATCAAGTAAGTAACTGGCTTCGGTGACGCCTATTTTTGTGTTTCTTCATTATTTTGTTCTAAAGTGTTATTTTTTTCTTGTGCTTGTTTACTACTTACGGACTGTTGTGGTTCATCAAAGGTATATTTGCTACCATACAGACCTTGCTGTTGAAGATATTCGAGCGTTTCAGGATTGTTTAATTGGTTGATAAAATTCATAGGATCATGACCAAATTTCGCTCGAACGTATGCCGGTAAACTGTAGAACTCTTCACGAACTCCAGACACAAGCTCAAGAGCTGTACTGTAGTCACCGGGAAGCGTTGCATCTCCGAACTGCATATAAGCGTATTGCGAACTATCGCCGAGGTCAAGAGTCATGATACCTTTCTGACCGTCTGCATACTTATTTACGATGTAATTGATATCAGTCTCATCTTTCTCGTCCTGAACCGTAAGAGAGGGCATGGTAAACTCAATGCCGCAATGATCATGTTCTTCTACAGGATCATAAGCTGTCTTAAATTTCATAGTTTCACCTCCTTTCGCAGGCGCCTAGACGCGGCGGGCGTGGCGTATAAAAAAAGGGCGATCTCTGCGAGATCGTCCTTTTTCTGATACGCTCTTTATTAGATTATCATTTAGTGGGATCATTGTCAATAGTCTGCACATACTCTATGGCGCGACCAATAATGACAGGAATGTGGGACTCGTCACAATTCTCAATGTAATAGCGACCGTCGCCGTCACCAAGATTGCCAACATAATAAAGAGAAAAATCTTCAGGATATTTTTTAATAAGCATTTTATCATCGTTAACTATACCTTCAAAAGCTCGCAGAGCAAGCATATCGTTGTGATAAACCTGAGGGGGACTAAACTGTTCAGCCTTGGAATCATAAATGGAATAAAGTCTCAGCGGAATCATCTCCTTTTCTAAATGCACCTAAATACCTACGAATCATAAGATAAAGAGTAGCTGATACAATAAAATACTCATTATCAATACGAATGACCCTAGAATCACCAGACTTAAGACAGTAAGCGGCATATTTACTGCCACGAAAAGAGTAGTCAAAAGAAATATCACGCTCACGGCAAAAATTTTTAATAGCTTCAAGTTCACTAATAAGTATCACCTCGTTTCTGACTTAATAATAACACAGTCATAATACCTTGTCAAGCTTTCTACCAAGAAAATGCTTGTACTTACCTTCCTGAACGCGACAGCGGTCAACCAAACGCTCAAAAGTGTTGTTTTCAAGGTTGTGAAGCATCTTTTCAATACGGTTATTACGAATATATTCCATCCAGTGAGGATGCGTTTCGTTAAATTTTTTGTCATAATAACGAGGAGGACGCATTTTTTTGCCGTTGATAACAACATAATCATTGGAATAACATTCTTCACAATGATCTTCAAGCCAACGGGCACCGATGCCAGGGCGATTAGACGCGACCATAAACTCAGGAATACGACCTTTATAGTGAGATTCAGTATTTTTACCAGTCTGTTTTTTTACTATGTAGCGAGCGACATAGGCAGCAGCATCAAAACTAAACTCACCAATAAGATGCATACCGTATTTCCAAACCTTGGCAAAGCGAGCAGAAGTATAAGTGTTATAACCGTCTGTACGGAACCGAAAAATTTTGTCATCAAAATCAATATTAAACAAAATATAATGATAATGGGGGCGACCATGAAGCTCACCGTATTCACCACAGCCGAGGAAACGAATACCACTGCCATACTCACGACGAAGATTTTTCATAAATGTCTGATGAAATTTCTTGCTTAAGCTTTTATCACATGGCAAATGATAATCGTCAAAAGTGCAAGTAACGAAATAAGCAGAAGACGAAGAACGGGCTTCGTGAACAGCACGGACAGCCCACTGTCTACTATTTTCGAGGCGACAACCGATGCATTGTCTACAAGAACAACGAATGAAACGGCTATCGCTAGCAAGCTCAGGATGAGAGGCAAGGCTACCGTAAAAACTATAATGTTGTTTTCCATTTTTCGTAATCGCTCCTTCGACTGGGTACATAAGAATAGGATTATAACAAACCATATTAATCACCTGTACCGATTGTATCAGGATTAAGTCAGAATGTCAAATCCTAAATCCACCTCGTCCTACTCTTTTAAAATTTCTACGGCGAGATTTGGAGGTACGCCGAAAAAGACGGCGAGAACCTCGTTTAGATAAACGGCGACGTCTCATTTAGCATCCCTCCAAGAACCGAAAAAACGGCCAGTTTTTTTAGAATCATTCTTATTAGCAACTGGCTCAACAAGTTGCGCAACATCGGTTTGAAAGTCCGAAGCAACTTTTTTAGCAGTAACAGTATTCGAAGAAGCTTTACCTTTCAGAGCTTCAATTAGATCCACAACTTCCTGAATAAAGGGAACAACAACAGAAACAATAAAAGTCAGAATCATAGTAGTTTTATTAGACATATAATTATCTCCTTCCAAAATAGCGACCTCCGAGGAAGCTTATAACATTTTTGACAGTAGAACCAACACCACTAGCGACAGACCTAGGAGCACCTGTAAGACTTTCAATATTTTTATAGAAATCACGTTCCATACCTGCCATTTCAGTTTGAATATTATCAAAAGCGGCGGCAGAATTAGCACGATTAGCAGAAGCAATGTTGTTCAAAACACCAGAGCTAAGATAAGAACCCTGAAGACGAAGGTTTTCGAGCTCCAAATTCATCTTTTCCAGCTCATAACCAAGACGTTTTTCATAAGTCTGCTCACGAAGATTCAAATCATTCGCAAGAATACCATTCTGAAGAACTGTACCATGGGTGCTCTGACGCACAGAATCGGCTTCTGCGACATTTTTATCAATTTGAGATATTGCAAGATGCTCGGCATTCTTAGCCTGCCTTTCAGCGGCACTAGCGGCTTTAGCAGAGTTCATGGTAGAACCAATATCACTCATACCTACAGAAGCAGCTGAAGCTCCAGATATAGAACCGCCTATACCATTAGTTGCAGCAAGAATAGGATTAAGACCAGCTTTGCGCATATCTTCTACGGCCCATTGATAACGATGTTTATAATTTTCAACGTTCCACTCGTTAGCCTGTGCAGCATTAGCGGAATTATAATGATTCTGAACGGCAGAACCAAATACAGAACCAGCTATACTACCAACAGTATCAGAAAGCCAAGACATAGCATCAACTCCTTAGAAGTGGTCAACAA